CGCCCCTGAAAATGGGGTTAAGTTTGCGTTTGAAAGCACAACAACTGATACGGACCAAGGGGCTGGAAAAGTCTGGCTTAATCATGCAACCCCGTCTTCAGCCACGGTTGTCTACATTGATGATGTCGAGGCCGGCGGCGTAAGCGTCAACGCTTGGGTTGACACGTTTGATGACGTAAGCAATTCCGTGGCGCGTGGATACATCTACATCGCCAAATATGGATCGTCGAACGCGATCCTTGTCTACAAAGTATCCGGCAGCGTTACCAGCGCATCAACTTATTCCAAAGTTGCGGTCACGCATGTTCTCACAGTTGGATCATTTTCAGATGGGGACAGCGTTGGCCTAACATTTATTCCGTCGGGTGCTGATGGAGCAGGCAGCATGTCCGATGTGGTGGATGATACTTCACCGCAACTTGGTGGCGACCTTGACGTTCAAACCAATTCCATCGTTAGTACGAGCAACCGCAATATTGCGATCACCCCCAACGGAACTGGCGATGTAATTATCGGCGGCGGCATGAACCCGTCTGTGTCAACTACTGGCAAAGCCGTTGTGTTTGGTTTCTAAAGGAGTAAAGAAATGGCATCAGAAATATTCGGCGTTTCGCTAACGGCGGGCGTCACAAATTCAGAAAGCGTTGTTTTGAACGGCGTCGATGGTCACACCTATGTAATCACCTCAATCGTTATTTGCGAAACGGCAGGCGCGGCTGAGACTTTTGATCTTTACATCGATGACGGAGGCGGCGGCACCGATTACGAACTACTGAGTGATCAGGCTATTGGTGCGAACGAGACATTCGTTTTTAACGACCGTATCGTCCTGGTTGATTTAGACCATTTGTGTGTGCAGACGGCTAACAGCGCAAACGTCGATGTCGTTGTGTCCTATTTAGATCAAACGAGGTAACTATGTCAGGATTAATTACAGACAATGTTGGCCGCGCTGGTGGGTTGATAAAGGCACCAGCGGGCGGCATCTGGGATTTGTTCGCGCAAGGCTCTCATACTTCAGCAACAGCGCCTTATCTTGAGTTTGAAGGCTTAACCCACGATCTTTACATCCTTTACATATGGAATATGGACTTTAGTGCGTCCGCACCGTTGATGATTACCTACTCTTATAATGGTGGAACTCACTACGCGAATGAAACAGCTGGTTTAGCTGCGAACGAAACCAAGCGATGGTGGTATGCGACCGTCAACGTACAACAAACCGACGGTCAAAATACGACTGAAGGTCGACAAGGCATTCAGACTGGCGAGGTCGATATAACAGGGTTTGCCGGTTATGGCGTGTCACCCGCAGTTGCCGCGCACACAGTTCCAGCTTCTGCTTGCAACTTGATGGGCACGATTACTATCGACCGCAAGGCAGACGGTGAAAACGCTCTTGCAAAACAAGGCTTTGCTGACTTCGTTTATCACTCAGCGGGATATGCTCCGAATCGGTGTAATACAGCTTTCATGCACACGCCGGACGGTGGAACTCTAGGTGATATGGATGCGTTCAGGATCTTTCCTGATGGTGGCGCTACGATTGCCAACGCCCACTGGAAACTATATGGCACAAGTGTAACGTAGGTGGATTATGCATAGAATAATTAACAGCGACATTATTGAGCTTTCGGCTGATGAAGAAGCTGAAGTGCAAAAAGAATTAGCTGCGCGTAAAGCGCGGAGTGATGCCAAAATTGTAGAAAATGCTTGGGCCTTGATTAGAAAATCGCGAAACGAGCGATTAAAAGAAACTGACTTTTTTGCTTTGAGTGACGTTTCCATGACTGACGACATGAAAACCTATCGTTCAGCCTTGCGCCACCTCCCAGCTAACACCTCTGATCCTGTGGTCTTTGCCACGCAATGGGGTGAGTACGAGGACGGCAAGGACGGCGTTTCTGACCCATGGCCTGCGAAGCCATGAGGGTGGGTGTGTTATTGATCCCCTGACCATTGCTGCGGCAGTAGCGAGCGTTCGCACCTTAGTTAAATCCGCCCGTGGAGTGCAAGAGATCGTCCACGGTCTCGACGGCGTCTTCAGCGCACAGGATGAACACGAAAAGAATAAGAGCCACAAGCCGGGCAGTTCTATAGGGCAGAAGAATAAGAGCATCTTGCAGAAACGCGCCAAGGATGATGGCGGCGATGAAAGTATCAGCGCAGCCGCCGCCAGTGTAATCGAGGCCAAGCAGCTTCAGACCCAACTCGACGATCTAAAGACAGAAATAAATTCTAAATGGCCGTCTAAGCCAGGAGAGAAAAGCACCTGGGATCAAATCCTAGCTGAACGCGAAAAGCGTATTGCCGCTAAAAAAGAACGCGAAAAGCAAGAAAAGATTGACGCTGAAGAACGTGCGGAGCGCCGCAAAGCAATCTTGATTGAAGTCGCTAAAGGCTTGGCAGTTGCAGCCGTTGCTGGGGGTATTGCTTGGTTTCTGTGGTGGGCCGCGACCTATGGCCCGGCGGTGAGGTGAAATGGAACTAACAGCTACTCACGCAATCCAAGGGGTCTTGCTGTTGGCCACCGTCGTAGGTGGCTATGCTGTTGTGAAAAGCAACCTCGCAAGAGTCATGGAAGACCTCGAAATTTTTCACAAAAACTTTGACAAATTTAAATCAGACTTCGACGCCCGCCTTGATGATGCGGAAAGTCAACGTGCGGTTTTTAACAGTCAAATTGACGTGCTTAAAGAAATCAACAGCGTGTCAGCGTTGCGCGATCAGAACCGTGAAATGGCAACGGTGCAAGCCGAACTGAAAGTGCTTCGCCAGATGACCGACCACCTGATGCACATTCATAACAGCAAACATCCGAAACCAGACGCATGAAACTTCTGGTCTTGGTTGTTTTCATTATCACAAACGAGGGCACCCATGACGTGACCTCAATGCCGGTCAGTTCGTGTCCACCGCAAGATGTTACAGAACAATATTACGACCATCATCAAAAGTTAGGCGCGTTTAAACACTGGGCGGCGCTGTGTACCACTATCAATTTTAGCGAACCAGTTAAGAAGGAGATCTAAACATGGTCGGCCTCACGTTTTTGGTTCTGCAAGTTCTAGTTATAGGAGTGCTTCTGTAATGCTTTCATTGCTAGGCAGTGTCCTTGGTTTTGGCACCAGCTTCCTGCCCAAGGTCATGGATTATTTCCAAGACAAAAGCGATAAGGCCCACGAACTCAAGCTGATGGAAAAGCAGATCGATCAGCAGAAAGCATTAGGCGAAATTAAATTGCAACACATGCACGTCGAGGCTGACATCCGCGAAGGCGAGGCTTTGCTCAAGCACTCATCTAATCTACAAGCGAAGGCCAGCCCGTGGGTTGTGAACCTGGCCGCTTCCGTTCGTCCGTGTTTGACGTACCTTCTCGCGCTTGAGTTTGGTGTGTTGACCTTGTGCGTCAGCATGGATTGGATGACGCTAGAACAGTACCAAATAATTTGGAACGATGAGTTTCAGGCCGTTTGGGCAGCCGTCGTTTCTTTCTGGTTTGGCTCGCGCACCATGGCGCGGAAAACACAAACATGAGAATAAATGCGGCCGGTCTGGGGATTATCAAAAGCTTTGAAGGCTGGCGATCCAGCGTTTACCATTGCGGCGCCCGATGGACAATCGGCTGGGGTTCTACATATGATTGCAATGGCAATCGTGTCACCCCTGATCACGCTGACATTGATGAAGTCGAAGGCGAAGCTTTGCTCCGACAAGAAGTGCAACACGTTGAGGGTACAATTGCGCGAGTTGTCAAAGCGCCTCTAACTGAGAACCAGTGCTCAAGCCTATGCAGTCTTAGCTACAACATCGGCAGCGGAAACTTTTTTCGCAGTACGCTTCGCCAGAAGATTTCACGTTTGGATTACGAGGGTGCAGCAGATGAGTTTCCTAAGTGGCGGCGATCAGCCGGCCGCATACTGCCGGGGCTAGTACGTCGGCGTGTGGCTGAGCGCAACCTATTCTTATCCTAGATGATTCCCGACAGACTGATCGACTGCCCGTGGTGTGGACAGTCAACCCGCCTGGAACGGGTGCAGTCGCACTATGTTTGCACCTCATGCAAACAGCCCGTGTTGGATTGCTGCGACGGCGAACAGGAATACGCACCAGAAGCTGAAGCAAACGGCAGCGGGTGCAAATAAATATTCTGCCGGTTTGCAGACCTGATGACAGCCCATGCGGTATCGATCAGGCTTGATGAGAACTTGTCAGGGTTTGTGATAACGCGCCTTGCGTTTCGCAACTCCCGCCGAATAGATTGACGGTCATTCATCACACATTCCCCCCTACTTCGACATTCAGCTTTTGAAGCGCAGCTTGAACGTCATGGCCCATTTCTTCTGTGTCTTGACCGCGCTCCACCGCATTCATAAATGCGCGGTGCTTCTGGACAAAATCAGACGCGGCCACATGGACTTTGCTTGACGGGCTTGCCCCGCCCGCATCATCGACAATGCTGTAGGACCGCACTGTTCTTGGCGGGCCAGGATTAATATACCCACGGGCGATTAGCCCTTGCAGCAATCGATAAGCATTTGAGCGTGGCGTTTTGACAGCGGCCCCTATCTCTGCATTGGATGGAACTGTGCCATGTTCGGCATGATAGTCCACGATGTATCGGTAGACTTTCATTTGCATAGGCGTAAGTGATGCTTTCATTTGCTGCTATCCTTTGCCTTGGCCGACAGGCGCCGTAAGATTTTCTTGTAATCCTCGCCAAACGCTTTTGCCTTGTCAGGATGTTCTGCCTTCAGGCGGTCAATCGTGTCATCGTGATCCTTTTTATGCTCACCGATTTCATGGCGCCGGTCCTCAAAACTCATGCTTTTAGTAGTTTCAATTTTCTCCCAAGCCTCTTTCATGCCAGCAATCCACTCATCGGCTGTTGGAAACTCTTTTATGCCGTTTTCAAGGTTCATTTCCCACGCTCGTTCGCCCTCTTCCTCTGAGGCATCCTCTGTTGCGCTCTCAGCAACATCCGTATTTTCTGGACCCGAAGTGTCTGGAGCGGCAACATCGTCGCTCACGGGCAAAATTTGGGGGTCACTTTCTGGCTCTCCCTTACCAAACGACGCATCCATCGGATTTGCCGGCACTTCCACTACCTGATCGGTAATGTCGATGGGTTTATCCGAAGCTGTTGGATAATCCTGTGCCTCTTCCTTAATGATCACTCCCGATAGCGCATCTGGAAATGCATCCCTGGCGGCAAATCCCCTCGCCCGCATCTGGAGCATACGCTTTGGATATGCCCGCCACGGTCCCTTGCTTATCAGTCCAGCAAGTTTAGCATCGGCCATAGAAAACGATCTTGTCGTTTCAACCTTTTCGCCAAACCGCATACGAACAATGGTGCAGAACGCTTCATCGCCTTCGCGCCATTCCTTGTGACCGACGTATTCAGGGTGGCCAGTAATCAGCGCCATCATGCCATCGCCGTATAAGGATGGCTTGCCATTAATGACGGCCATATTCTGCATGGCAGCTAGAGGCGCCAGCCCCACTTCAGATGCCCATTGTACGGCAACCACAATATCTGCTGGCTTATGCTGGAATGCTTTCGGGCAGAACGCAGACACGGCCATTGTTTCCGCAAACTGCATCGCCTCTGTCATATTGCGAGGCGTCAGAACACCCGATTGTTTAACCGCCACTTCACCCATTTACTTTCTCCACTACGCTAATTGATTTCTGACGAACCTGATATGCCGACTTGGCCGGTATAACTTTCTCAGGTTGCTCACGATATTTTTTGACAGGCCAGGACACGCGATAGTTTCCAGCAATTGCTGACGTATGGTTGCCCATTTTCCGTTGGATTTCGGCAGTCAATAGGCCAAGCGTATCGTTGGCCTCTTTGATTTGCTCTTTCATCAAGACAAACTCTTTGCAAAGTTTG